AATAGGAGGTACAGTTACCTCCACTTTAGGCGGTTCTACGTTGACTTGGGGGGCTGGGACTACCAATTTTATCTTTTCAATAGCCGAAACGATTGATTTGGAAGTCTCAGTTGAAATACTCCCACCTTCCGAAGCAATATTGATAAGTTTATCCAGCTTATCTACTAAGGATTGGTCTAGTTTGGTTTTCTTCTGCTCTTTAATAACCAATAAATCGTTGGAGATCTGTTCCAATAGATCAACCACCTCTTCTGAAGGAACTTCATTCTTTTTTTCAGCTTTGTCTAAAAGACTGTCTATCTCTTTTAGAAGTAACTTTATTTCCTTGTTCATGCACCAGCATATTGACTAATTCGGTTGCGGATTGATTTAAGCTTACTCACGGTTTCGCTCTTTTTTTTGATGGACCTTTTCTTGGGTTTTACCGATGGCGAGGCAGGTACAGGGGCAACCTGTGGAAGGGGTTGGGAGATCTGCGTACCTGCCTGTACCATCGGCTGACCGGAAACCATGCTGGACATGGCTAACATCTTCTGCTTTTCAACTTCCATAACCTCTGTTACTTCGTCAGGGGAAAGATCTGCAAACTCCAAGAGTTTTCTCTGATATATTTCCTTGAGCTTTGGATTATCAAACATATTCATGTAAACAGCATTAAGTTTGTTAAGAGAATCTTGGTCGTTAGCTTTCTTCTCATCCTGGCTCCAAATCTTGACCCTATAACCAGCTTCGGTCATCCAGTCTTTAGGACTGATCTCCCTTTCAAAAACATTATCCGTATTCCTACCTTTTTTGTAAATTTTAACTGCGTTTAGTCGGTCTGAGGCGGCCTCTATTAGCTTCAGGAATTTTGTAGCACGTTGCTTCCAAGCGTCAGTATAGAACTTGGATATCCCCTGGACTCTGGCTTTGGCCTCGCCTTGGGCCAGCTGGACTTCACCTAGTGTCACCTGACGCTCTGTTTGGACTCCCTGCTGGGTAGCAGTAGCGCCAGTGGCCTTTTCAACCATTTCGGCAAGATAATTCATTTCATCTAGGGACTCAGACAGGTCGGGAATATCCACCTTCTGTAGTACATCAGATGGTTTGCCGGGAACCCCGTACCAACCCCAAGGGATAGGAATAAAAGTCGAAGGGGTAAAACCTTCGGCCTTGACAGAAGAATCGTAGTAGTGCATGCCAAAGTTGCGAAGTGTACGGTTTTCAACTAACTGGCTGAACCAGGAATTTAATATCTTGTTAGGAACTCTGACTATATCTGCTATCCCGTCAGTCCAGAAATCCTGTTTATCAATGTCATCTCCCCAGGTGTTGTACCTAAAATGATTTCTCCAGTAGTGGTCTATAGTTGGACCGATTATTTCTTCTTGGGGTTTTTTCATCAAGATGACTTGATCTTCAGCTTCAATAAAGACAAATATCTGCTCTGGTAATTCTTTTTCCCCCGCTTTCTCATTGGCCCTAAAGACGTAATGAATGGTCAACTCCACATAAGTTTCACCCAATAAGGGATCTTCGGTATCAGTAACTCCCATGTCCTGCATCTTTTTATTCTTCTGCATCAGGGAGTTTTCGTTGTCTTTAGCTTTGATTATCCCTAGTTGAGATTTGAAGTATTCTTCCAGCTTTTTGACTTCCTTTTGATCGTAATCTGGATTCTTTTTAAGACTGCTTAATGGCTTAAATATATGTGTGTGGATTAAGAACCTTGACGAGTCTATGTCGTAAGGATTCATAAACCTGTCAACCAATATATCTTCAGGGTCCTCAATGTCAAACTTTATCTTACCGTCCTCAATCTGCCATGAATCAAATGTCCTGCCAAAGAAGAAATCCTGCTTTTTGTCTACAACATCCTGGATCTCAGCGTTATTCCGCTCTAGGGTGTACTTCCAGTATTCGTTTTGAAAAACCTCGGCCTGTTTATCATTATCCAGATTCTCAAAAACAATCACTGGCATATCATCAACGTCCTTAAGAAGTGTCCGGAGGGTTGTTTTCATCAGAGGAAGGTTCACAGACTGCCTTTGAATTAACCGGTTGATTGTAACCTTATCCCTGTAAAGTTCGTAATTCTCACGCCAGGCTTCTTCACGTCTTTCCCGGTAGTTAAAACCGGTTGTCTTATTGTTAAGAAGCATTTCTAACTCTAAATTCTCCAAAACTTGCTCGGCCATTATATAAACCTCCCTTCATAATTCCTCTCCCTTTTAGAAGCAATATTATCGAAAATGTGGTGACAACTGACACATAGTCTTTTTGGCATATAACTGAAGATTAAACTATAGATTTAATGCAAGTCAACCAATACCTGGAAGAAATGGTTTGACCCCGCCCACATCTATATCCTGCACATAATTCCCTCTTTGAAATTTATCAAAACCGTACCGGATGGCATCCATACAATGATTCATAAACTCCTGGGGTTCGTTGATTATTTTTCCTTCCTTGTCGGTTTGCCATAGATAGTTCCGGTACTCTTTGATTAGATTGAGCGATTGTTTTGTAACTGAGATCCGCTGGTCTTGGACGTACTGAACTCCTTGTAAAACTGATCCTTGGCCTTTTGTTGATCCAACAATACTCACTCCGTAGGATTTTATTTCATCTATTGACTTCGGTTCGGCACTATCGGCAACCACTAAAGCATACGGAAGTGTCTTAATTATATCTGTTATCTCTCTGTTAGCCATTCTAAGGCGGTACAAAACCTCATCAAGCACATACCCACCGTTGAAGTAATGTATCGCGACAAGGGCCGTAGGATCATTTGTATAACCAAAATCCAGTCCGTAGCGTTCCAATCTTGCTTCATGGGGTATATTGTCTACAATTTCCCAACCTGTAAATATCCGGCTTTCAACTTCGCCCAACTGACCCAATCCGTAAACTAACCACCAGTTTTTGTTCCACCTCCGGGACTCTATGGTGTCAATTATCCTTTGATCCAGAACTTCGTTGTCTTTATAAGTTAAAGTTATGAAGTCTACATCCCTTTTACCCAGAATATCCGTGTACCACCAAAACTCATTTTCGGGGTTCCAGTCTAACCAAATAACCTCTTTTGTTCTGACTTCCATTTGAGTAAAAGAGTTCTGATCTATATGATTCGCCTCATTGATAAACAATACATCTCTTCTGGCGCCCTTGACCTTCTCCCAACTCTCCACACCAAAAAACTCTAGTATTGAGCCAGTTTCAAAAGTATAAACCGATTCGGTTTTATTCCATTTATTATCATTGAAGTAATTATGCGACTGCATAATATTTAGAAAATCCCTCATTGAACCTTTTCTTAAGTGAGGCATTGACTCAGAAACCACTGATACCACTTTCTTTTCGTTTCTCTGGCAGTAATCAATCAAAATCAGAAGAATTGAAATCGTCTTGCTGGCAGAAGTTCCTCCGGCAACACCTCTAATTCGCTTTTGCAGGGTTTGGAGCTTCTTTGTGGCTGTTACTCGACTGAACATCCAAGATAGGAATTACTTTTTCTCCACCGGAAGTAATATCTTGTTTTTCTATAGGTGATACTCCAAGCATTTTTAATTTACTCTCCCACATTTTCCAATCATTTTTGCCAGCTTTCTCCATTCCCTCTAAAGCAAGCTCAATACCGTCTTTGATTGCCTTTTGTGCTAACGGATGTTTCTTCCAGTCGGTTATTGTAGTTGGATGAATCCCCAAGGCGTCTGCTATCTGCACCCAATGAGCCACCGCGGGACCTTTAATGCGTTCTATAAAAGCCTCAAATTTTTCCTTCTTATAAGGATTCTTCGATATTTTCTTCATAATCTTCTTAACTGCACATAGTAAGTCTTATTTGATATTATACCAGCTCTTCGCAAGTAACCTAAACCTAGTAATCCATGTAAAGCATGAATTACAGTAGCGCTTTTTTCGCCTCTGGTTTTCATTTCTTCAATTATCTCTTTTTGAGGGATTGGAGTTTTTTCCACATGAACCCAGTAATCCACAAACCTCATTATCTTTTGTTGGAGGGGCGTTATTTCATAAAGATTAGTGTAAACAGTTTTCATTTGTATATTTGTTAATAAATTCTATCAACTTTATATGGTGTTCGCCGGCAGTCTTACACTCTCCTACTAATTCATAACTTTCACCGATTAGTTCTTCTTTGAATTTCTTTAATTGGGAGATGTGCCAGTTAAAAATCTTACTTGCCACAATATCTCTATCTTCTTGACATTCAGCGTCTTTAGCACAATACGGATTCCAACATGAAGAATTATCCATTATTATTTTCTTTATCTCCTCTTTAGCTGTCTTGTTTGGTTTGGTCATAGGTTTAGTTCTTTTATAAATCTCTCCAAACCGTCAAAATGACCCAGATACCAGCCAGATAATCTTGGATTTTCCATATCTCCAGGTGGCGCAGAATGGCTTTGTATGTATTCCGCTAGCTCACGAAACTCTCGAATAATAAAGGAGTAAAACTCTTTCCTGCGTTCTAGACGACTTGAAACGGCCGTTCCTTCAAGTTCCCAAGAACAATACTCAGAAAGTCTTTGTTCAAATCTGGTTTTAAACTTTTCTAGTTTGCTTTTTTCTGGATGCTTCGCCCAAAAGTTACGACACTTTTCTACATCACATCCAATACCAGGGTCGTTACGCCAGTCTTTGTGACATTTACAAGGACATAATTCTCTCTTTATCTTCTCCTTTGTTTGTTTGTGGGTCATAATTTAGTTTCATTAACACAATTAGAACATTCAGCATCTTCCGTAAGTAATGTTCTATTTACGTGCCAGCCCATAAACCTTGCCAATGTTTCTATTTGTCTGGCATGTTCTTCACAGCAAGGAACCGGCCCACTTGGCGTATGAACTACACAAATTGCTGGGTGTTTTATCTTCTCCTTTGGTTTTTTCATATCCTTAACAAACCATTTTGCCGACATCGGCAAAAAGGTATCAATATATACTAATCAATTAAGGGTGTTATTTAAGTTTTCCTGTTCTTTTATCTTCTTTGAACTTATGGAAATATTCGTAAATATATCTTGACGAATACTGCGTGCCTTGAAAAATAGTATCTAAGACTTGCTTTATGTGAAGTCTTTTATAGTAGCTATCCATTATCTTTTGATATTTGTTTTTATTCATCTTAGTAAATCAGGGTGTTAAATCAT